TGATGGTTTAGTGGCATTTAATTCTGATAAGATCGTATTCAACGCTCTTACTACGCAGGCATTTGGTAGATTGGATATGAATCAAGCCACTGCGAACTCATTCACATCATATGGTCTTAGTACATTAGGAGCCGTTGGTAATGTTAAAATTACAGGCGGTACTGCTGGGACAGTTTTATCAACCGACGGAGCCGGTAACTTATCTTGGATCACTAGTGGTTCAAGTGGAGATGCTAACTACGCGAACTTCGCAGGCACTGCTTTCAGCGTATCTGGTTCTAATGTCTCTGGAGAAGTGGCCAATGCTACATTCTCAACTACAGCAGGTTCTACTGTAATTGCTGACGCAGCCAATGTTGCTTATTCAGTAAGTGGTGCTAATGTAAGCGGAGCCGTTAATCTTGCGACTTATGCTTCAACAGCAAACGCAGTAGCAGGTGCTAATGTTTCTGGTGCTGTTTTAAGTGCTGGTACAGCGGGCACAGTAACTTCAGCAATACAATCAGCAATTACTTCAGTTGGAACTTTAACTGATCTTACAGTCGCGGGAATAAGTACTCTTGGGGCTATAGCTAATGTTAAGATTACAGGCGGAGCAGCTTCATATGTGTTGTCAACTGACGGCGCAGGCAATTTAACTTGGGTCGCACAATCAGGTGGTGGCGGCGCAGGCGAGACATTTAATCCCTTCTTATTAATGGGAGCTTAAAGGAAATATCATGGCATCAACTTATAAAACACTAGGGCAGGTTAATCCTGCAGCATCAACTTTAACAACACTATATACAGTTCCAGCGGCTACTCAAGCTGTTGGCAGTACATTAACAATTTGTAATCAAGGCGCAAGTCTTACATATGTAAACATTGCGATTAGACCAGCTGGTGCTGCGCTTGATCCAAAGCATTATATTATGTACCAAGCATATGTTTCCGCTAATAATACATTGTTTCTTACATTGGGTATTTCTCTTGCGGCGACGGATGTTGTTTCTGTTCTAGCGGCAACAGCAACAGTATCGTTCAATTTATTTGGTTCGGAGATCGCATAATGAGTGTGGGATACGCAACGGCCAGATCATTGGCCAATAAAATGTTGCCCAATGCTGATAATCCAAATCCAATTCAAACTACTAGTCCTACATTGTCTGGACCAGCTGGTGGCATTATATACATGAATGCCGTAATTAATATTACCAATTGGGCAACAGCATATAGCCTATCAGTCAGTACTCCATTAGTATATGTTCAGGTACAATTGACAAATGGTACGATTGTAGTGCAAAATCAATCTATTTCATGTGTGAATGGAGTTATTAATATTCCAGTCGCAGCTTTGACAGCGGGCACTACATATGTAGTATCTGTCAAGGTACAAGAAATAACAAAACTTGTCAGCACTATAGTTACAACTAATATTACTAAACAATCTGCTAATTTTCAATATTGGAGAATGAGAAATATAACCACAGTGGGCGGTGGAGCAAATTATATTCAGCTTTCAGATTTAAGATTCTATACAGCAAGTACTGGCACTGGTACACCATATCCCGCAAATATGACTTCAGCCACAGCACCAACTCCATATGTAGTAACATCGTCTTTTTATTACAATGCCACATATGCGGATTGGTTGGCATTTAATTCTATATCATCTGATATGTGGTGGACATTGGGTCAACCAAGCCCAGCGCAATGGATTCAAATTAATATGGGTTCACAAAAAACAATAGCCAGCTTGATATATAGAACGGGCCCAAGTGCTGGATCTCAGATAAAATCATTTGATATGGTGGGTAGTAATACAGGTTCATTCACTGGTGAGGAAACATTAATTGCTCAAGTATACAATGCTGACGCACAAGCTGCAACTTCATATACTATAGGATAAAAAATGACATTAAAAGAACAATATGAGGCAGCTATATTAGTATATGCGCCGCAAGATAGACAATTAAATTCCATTATTAAAAGTGAGTTTACAGATTATATAAATATAGTAATGATTTTAATAAGTGATCACTATAATAGTTTAGTGACAATGGGTTCTACTGAATGGTATTTACCCGCTCAGATTACTGACACATTAACTTCAATGAAACCATATTAATATGTCAGTCTTTAAATCAAAAACAATTAACTTCTCATTAATCCTGGCGATTCTTTCAATCGTTCAGGGTTATGTAGTTCAGTTTCCCTTTAGTGCGATACAACAGTCTTCTATTGGACTTGTATTAGCATTGGCAATCGTTATATTGCGTGCTATGACAAATCAACCTTTAGAGGATAAGTAATGGAATATCAGAATTTAATAAATATCGTGGCCACAGTGGCTATCGCAAGTGGTGGATGGTTCGCAAGGCAAGTATGGTCCTCGGTGAAAGAACTTCAAGCTGACCTCGCTAAGTTACGCGAAGAACTTCCCAAGACTTATGTTGCCCGTGATGATTACAAAGGTGATATCAAAGAGATTAAAGACTTACTAATGAAGCTTATGGAAAAGCTAGGTGAGAAAGAAGATAGGAAATAAAATGGATAAACTTATAGAAGCAATGAAAGTGGCTTTCGCCACACACTTTCAATATTATGTAAAGTCACATGGATTTCATCTGAACTTAGTTGGCAGTGATTTCTCTGAATTTCATCAGTTGTTTGAGACAATTTATGATGAAGCTCAAGATAATATTGATTCTTTTGCCGAGCAAATTCGCGCAATAGATTCATTGGTACCAATGGCCATTCCCCGCATTGTTGAACTTGGTAAAATCAAAGATCAATTGGCAACTCAAGATGCCATGAAGATGACTAAAGAACTGCTGGCAGATACCGAGTTACTAAATAAATTATTGGCCGATGTTTATGATCTAGCCGGAGCTGAAAGATGTTATGGTCTACAAAATTATCTTGCTGATCGTATTGATTTCAATGCTAAGATGATTTGGCAATTGCGTTCAACAACAAAATAATATTTTGCGTGGACAGTGATAAATAGATAGTGAATAGGGAGCAGTTCGCCAACTGTAAATTCTTGTAAGGTATCCTCTCTAAATGCTTTCTCTATCTAACCTTATTTCTCTATTCACTTCAAATAATTAAAAGCCCCTTAAATGGGGCTTTTTCACGGCTGGAGCATACTAGTATGTCTAATGGTATTTAAATGAGTTTTAATTTAAATGACGCTTTTATGGTAAAAAAACTGCGGCCTATCTATCAGGAACGCAGTTTTTTTTGTCTGTTTTAAGACTTTTACGATTTGTAATGATCGTTTCTACTGAAGTAATATGAATTGACTCTTTTGTTCTCAATGTCTAGCTTTGTGGTAAATTGCTTTCGCAGTCCCTTGATTTCAAGTGACGATAAGTTTGAGATATAATCGCGCCAAGTGGCCTTGCTCTCACCAGTTATCTTAACAAACTGAGTGTCTGATAATTCAGCAGTGGCTTCAAACAAATCATTGCGTGCTGTCACGGCAGAGATATGATAAGCAGCGGAAATTAGTTTAGTTGTTTGATTCATACTTCTCTTTTAACTTTATCTGACATTTCATCATCAACTGATCCAAATTGAATTCACTTAAATTTGGACGATTATGAAGAATGACTTTATTAATTTTTTCATTAACAAAGTCCTGACCCGCCGTAAATCTTAATAGATCATCATCCATTATATCTACAATTTCATTTACAAACCAATCGGGGAAACGAAACAAACTCATAGTGACTCATCAAAAGTATAATCAACTAGATTGTCTTCACTGCGTGTTGACAGATTGTTGATATATTGAAGTACTTCAATCAGTGATTTTGCTTTTGCGAGATATGTGTTAACTTCATTGGAATCACCATGACTACTGAAAATCAAAGTATTTACTTCATCGCCAATGGCATCTTTGATTGAATCAAAATCTGCGAATTTTGACATATATTTTTTAACTGCTTTCAAGAATTGCTCGTTGTCAAGATAGTCAGAGTAAGAGTGATTTTTCATGTATTTTCCAAGTTTGTTGCTGTTTAAGAGTCTATTATAGCAGAGAACTGATTTATTGTCAATTCTCTGACATTTCATCATACGCTCCTGTAAATTAAATTGCCAATGCGGGCAACAGCAATACATTCTCATCAACATACATACCAACTTTAAAGTTGGCATCTTGTTTAATAGTAAGTTTTGGATCGTTTGCACGGAACAGAAAGGCGCCTTCTTTAGTATCAAACCAAACCAGCACACCATTTTTAGCAAGTTCTTGCGTAATCTTACGACGAGTGCTTTCGTTGCTAAAGGGCTTAAAGAACTGATCACTATAGACAAAACTTGGTGCTGTTTTGACAGTAGCAGTTGCCCATTTAATTGCGATGTGTTTGTTGCTCATATCTAAATCCTATTTGTTGCTGTTTAAGAGTCTATTATAGCGTATAACCTATTTAATGTCAAGCTTTTTGATGTGTGAACCATGAACTCTGACGCTTATTTGTCCATTGTAGTATTCTGATGATTCTAACACTTTTCTGCTGAATTGCTCCCTGGCTTCAATGTATGAACATTCGCTTTTGCTCATACAGAAATAAAGGATTTCACGGGAGAAACAATCTGTTCCAAGTCGGGCAACATCGGCACTTAGTTCAACTGAGGACCCATAATAAGTTACCCAATCCGAATCCACTGATGATTTTATTTTTTTCTTTTTCTTGATTCCATTCTTTTGGACAACAGTTCGGTAAGTTGTCTTTGCGAATTTTGACAGTTTCTTACCAATGTACTTTCTGTTATTCGTTAAATTCACTATCAAATAGACAAAACCAGTACAATCAGGCAGTTCTGTGACGAATGTGTTTTTGTATGTCCAATTCATTGCGATAAGTGTAAAAAGGTTTGGTAAGCATTGTAAAGCTCTTTAAGGCGCGGATCAGCTTCGCGTTGTTGTTTTTCGGTCACACTTTTTGATAATATCTTCTCCATATCCAAAAAGTCATCAAGTTTCATTGTTATTTTAATTGCCGCGCAGTTTTCGGTCAAGTTAATCATATCATCAATGCGTTTGTCATAAAACAATGGTTCCATTTGATGTAAGTTTGCGTGACTTGTGGCAATTCGGATAACAGTGGGCGAGATTGTCACATTATCATAAAGATCGTGGAGTATTTGAGTCATATATCTATTTATCTATTGACAATTAATCAAAAAGGATTTATAATGATAAATAGAAATGTAGAAGAACTAAGAGGCTTTTACATTTTGACTCCTATGTTATAGAATCCCGTTATGTGGTAATAGCGGGATTCACCTCATACCACGAGGCACAGGGAGCAATTCATTAACATAGGAACAATTCAATGATAACGATAGATCAACGAGGCTGCGGTCTCGGCAAAACTACCCAGCGTATTTACAAACGAATCCAATTTAATATTCAAAATAATATTAATACTTTAATTGTCGTCCCCGGATTGAAGTTACAAGAACAATATGGCAATGATATTGATGTCCCCATGGATATTATCAATAGTAAAATATATAACAAGTATAATTATAAATTTAAATCCACAGTCAAAGCTTTAATTGACAGTATGAGGAATAATGAGAACATTATAATTATTACGCATAAGACATTTACGCTATTACCCAAAGATAATGGTTATAAAAATAACTATGATTTGATTATTGATGAGGCACTTGAAGAAGTTGTAAAGCTTTCTAAAATCACTTATAAGAAATCCACGTGGGATAATAATTTACAGCTTGAAAAGCTTTTTACATTTGAAGATTCAGTGTCCCAATCTATTATTGAACTTACTGATAGTGATAGTGATTGGACCCGTATTAATGTAATATTAGATCCAGGACAATCAATATTAAATGATAGTGAAAGCTTTCTCAATCTAGTTGATAATAATTATATGACATATGTCACAGGACATGGTTGGAAAGTATTATCTCAAATGAAAGAGGGCGAGGCGCGCATTATTAATGTTCTTGATCCTCATTTAGTTGTTGGCTGGCACGATGTATTAATAGCAGCGGCTGCGTTCAAGTATACTAAAATGTATTACTGGCTTAAAACATATAATATCAAGAGTGTAATTCTCACTGATTTCCAAGAACATATGGGCAATATCAGAATCCATACTGATAAAACTATCGGTACAAAAACTATTAACCAAACTATCATATACAGCAATTCTTTGATAAAGAAATATCCAGAGATTGTCACGAATTATCATACATACATTAATCAGCACAGAACTGGTAGAATCATCACAGTTCGTAATAATCATCAAGACAAATCATTACCAGATGAAGAAGTACTAACTCATAATGTCCACGGACTAAATGATTATCAAGACATTACCAATGTAAATCTAGAATCTGCCCTTAATATGGATCCACATATTGAAAGTTTTTATAAACAGGTTTGGTTAATGAATATGGACAAATACGAACAGCAACGAATGATTTTACATTTTCATTCTAGTTATCTGTTTTATCAAGTGATTATGCGCACCGGACTTCGTTCAATGAATTATGCGAATGAAGTCATCAATGTATTCATTCCCGATTTTTCTATCGCATCCTCAGTCCTGGATTATTTTGATGGTGATTCCATTGAAATTTTAGAAATGAATTTACTTAATGGAGTAAAACAACAACCCAAAAGTACTGGCAGACCAATTGGAACTACTAAAGATAATAAAATGACCAAAGCAGAAAAACAAAAGAAATACCGAGATAACAAGAAAAATAACCCATAAAAATTTATATATAAAAAACCGTTACTTTTAATGCTATAGATATATATAAGGGTTATTAGTAACGGAATTGCTTTCCTTTCATTCAATTAATCGATTAGGATCGGCCAATGTTGTAAAAATACAACAGACATCAAGTAAATTACCTGTTATAATTAACATATCAACAACTGAAAGATAATATGGCAAACCCACATAATAGTCCCCGGCTTAAAGCTTATCATCCCTATATCAATGATATTAAATTGATACAGAGATATAACGCAATTAAAGCCCATACCGCAGTAAAGTTAGAAGTAACAGAATATAATGGAGTCCTACGAATTAATAAAAATATATTTGTAGCCAAACACTCAACTAAATTTAGAATGCTTAGTCATTTGGATTGGGCTTGGTATGAACCTAAATCATTCGCCCACGCAATTGAAACAAACACAGTGGATAGTTATTACGAAATAATGCTTAATGATGTTCATAGCGATCCTAATGTTTGGAAGATAACTGATTTTGAAATGGAATTAAAGAGCTTTTACGCTGCTAGAGTGAATAGAGCCAGTCTTATATAATTTAATTTCACCGCTTGTCTTGTGTATAAATAATACATACAAGACGAGCAAAATGTCAAAACTTAATTATAACAGACCTCAATTTAGAAAGAATCTAGACTTCACTGATTACACAGAAGCCAAGCCTTTACCCACACAGCACATGGATCACACACTATGTGCCGTTGCCACTGCTGCTCCACATTATGGCAAACTCATGTGCGTTACATGTAATAAGTTTGTCAAGTGGCTCACAGTTGATAACTTCAAACAATATCCCACAGCAGAACAAAGATAAATACCGCTATGACACAAACAACTAAAACTCGCGTTCATTGCTACAACGAACATAATGTGAAAATCATTAAACTTCAACGAGCAGAACCTCTACAACAACTGCCAAATCACACGCCCTGGCAAACGGGCACGGGCCCACATTCACCCGCGGCAAGAGCCAATATTAAAGCTGCTCTCAGAAACACATTAAAAGGTGTGCCTAAGACAGAAGAACAAAAAAGAAAAATGAGTTTAGCCAAGTTGGGCAAGCCAAAGACAGCACAACATAAAGCAAATATGAGTGCCGCGCATAGAAAGAGATTGGACAAAATCAAAGATGAAAAAGCAAATAAAGTCCGAGGAACAGAAGTTAAAGGATAAGTCCTATGTAAAATTAATGTCCCGCAGAAACAAAGATTGGGGTATAATGGAAAACGGTTTACTTCACATTGAAAAAATAATAACACGCATGGATCAAACAGAACTTAAACTAATTGCTGAGACAGAACCAGTAGATTTACCCATTCCAAAGATGAGTAAAATTTATGCCTACAGAATGAAAGAATGGAAACATTTGGGCTATCGCTGTATGGAATGTGATAAAACATTCGCATCAGAGACAGTAATTCAGCAACACAAAAATACCTGTGAACGCATAAATAAAAGACAAACGGATGATGATGAAGATTACCTTCAATTTGTAACAAAGAGAAAAGAATAATGAGCGGCAAAGGCAGCAAGCAACGACCCACGAACAGAGAGACCTTTGATGAGTCCTATGATCGTATATTTAAAAAAGAAAAACCAATGATAACAAAACAACTTAACAGCTATAGATTAGTAAAAGCAACAGATGATACAGTATGGGTATCAATTCAACCACTGATGACAGACATCAATAAAGCATTGGTATTGTTAATGGACATTCCACTGGCAGACCTCAAAGATGAAGATTTACAACATCTTGACTTTAAGATCATTGGTATGAAAGCAATACATTCTTTCTTGGGTGCCTTGCTCACTGAACAACAATTGATTGAACTAAGAGGTGAACATAATGTCCACTAAAAGTATCATTGACAGACCCGATACATCAAACATCAAAGCCTTCGACAGAATGGTAACGGAATTATCTCCGTATATGAATGAACTTGAGATAGATCAATGTATTGAGTTTATGTTTACTGTACAAGGCTCTAAGTGGGATATCAACCCTTCTATTGAAGACTCAAAGACTCAACTACAACTTATTCTTGGTAAAGAACGCTATCAAGAAATTGTAATGAGCTGGACAATGAAAAATCAAAAACTACTCACAAGCTTTGGTACACGCAAGTATCAACATAAAGTAGATAAGACAATTTGGGATGGATTAGATCCTGAAGATAAAGCAGAAGACTACGAACAGATTTTTGTATAAGGAAACATTATGACTATACTTGACACATTGCGCAATTGGTTTAAACCAAAACAATCTCCCATTGAGATAGCATTGCTGTATAAAGAATGCGGTTTGGAACTTGGTCCAGAGTCCATTAAGAAGATAGTCAAGCCAAGAAAACCCAAAGTAAAAGAAATCAAGTTTACTTTAAAATAAAAGATAAATAGATATATGACGCAAGAATTGAAAACTAATCAGCCCGAAATCAAAAAGCGCGGCGGAAAAAGAGTTGGCTCAGGAAGAAAACTCGGATCCACAAGCAAGATACAAGGTGGTGAATTCCTTGAAGAATACAAAAAAGTTCACGGACATAGTTTAAAAGAAGACTTGGCACGCGATATGCTTGACGCAAGAAGTCGCGGTGATTACGAAATGTTGTTTAAGTATCAAACAGCCTTTGCCAAATATTACTTTACCGATGTAGCAGCCCAAGATATTACATCAGGCGGCGAAGCAATTACTCAAACCGCATACGTATTCAGTCCTAAAGAGGCCGACGATTGGAAATGATCCCATACGTATATAAATGGACCCATCTACCCACAATGAAATGGTATGTAGGATCACGCACTGCTAAAAATTGCCATCCACACGATGGATACCTATCATCAAGTAAAATAGTCAAACCATTAATACAAGCATCACCCACAGAGTGGAAGAAGGAGATCATTGCCATGGGAACTATCGAAGAGATGAGGGAACTTGAGACTACAATTCTTACATTAATGAGTGCAGCTAGAGATCCTCGCTCATTTAATAGGCATAACGCAATTGGCTGTAGGTGTAGTGGACACACTGATGAGACTATTAAAAAAATAAAAGATAATCATCATAGTAAGAAAGATGTTGAAGCATATTCTGAAGGAGTAAGTAAACGATCTAAAGAATCCTGGGCTGATCCACTCACAAGAGAAAACCGTCTTAATAGTCTTCAAAAGGTAAGTAAACAGATTGGAGCTTCCGTAAAAGCTCTCTGGCAAGATCCTTCATATAGAGAACGACTGAGCAATTCACACAGAGGATTTAAGCCAATTAAGTCCCCATGTAAATATTGTAGTATGATGTGCGCGCCCAATACGATAGCAAGACATGAGGTGATATGTGCTAAAAAAGGTTGATTTAAATTTGTACGGTGAGCAATATCAACTTATGCAGGATTGGTTGACCGATAAGCGCCATTCGATCAATATTGTTCCAGTAGGATCAGGCAAAACATTCCTCGCTTCCATCGCACTTCCGATATTCGCCAGCGATCCCAAATTCCATATGGGCCGTGATATTATATATTCAGCTCCTACTATGTCTATGATAGCAACCCTTATTTGGGAACCATTGAAGAAAATTTGTAGAGAGAATCACGGCATTCCTGAGTCCGATATTAATAACTCTAATATGACTGTAAGATTTCCGGGTGACATTTTCATTCGTTGTAAATCAGCCGAACAACGATTAAATCTTCGTGGTATCAATGCTGCAATTTGGATTGCTGATGAAGCCGCACTATATCAAGAAGAAGCTTTATTCGAGATTACCAACAGATTGCGCCCCTCGGTCGACGATCCTACAAGCACAGGTAGATTAATTATAATCAGCACCCCACACGGCAATGGACCTCTTCATTCATTATATAAAACAGCATTGGCTTATCCTGCTGATTATACAGTTCGTCATTATAATTATATGCAAATGCGGTCTGGTAACTTAGATTTTATTAATAAACAAAAGATTTTATTAAGTCCAATGAAGTTCGCATCAGATTATATGTGCTCATTCGATAGCATAGAGGATCAATTTTTCTACGCATGGGATAAAGATAAATTCTGTGCTCCTGTACAAGACCGCGGCGGAGACTTATATACTGCGCACGACTTTAACAAGCGTAAGATGGCAGCAATTGTGGCGCAGGTTATTAATCCTTATAAAAAAGATGGGCGTATTGAAATATTAAAAACCTATGCTATTAACGATTGTTCTACTGAAGGTATCGCGCAAGCTATAAGACAAGATTTTCCTAAAAGAAGAATTAATTCAGTAATTGACATGTCAGGTACGCAAGTTAACCGCGATACTACATCACCATTCGGCATCACTGACAAAACGCTTCTTGAGAAATATGGATTTACAATTGTAAATAGCCGAAATAGTAACCCATTGATAGCTGATACTGATAACACATCGAATGCATTCATTGCGCGGGGAGGCTTACTAGTTAAACCTGATGATGAGATTCTATTAGAAGCACTATCAACTTATCATTACGAAGATGGAACGCGAAAGAAGTTAGTAAAGTATACTGAACAAGCATACGCGCATATAGACGGATGTGGCGACGCCTTAAGGTATCTAATACATCACCTATTTCCCATTACACATGATAGCATTGGAATACCTGAATACATTGGTATGGATCAAAGATTCAATGTAATGCCCGGTGCTGAACATTTACCCGACTCACCCTTATTCTCTGGTGGCCCAACATGGGAACAGATTATGTCCGGTGAGGATGCTGGAGATGAAGACTATATGAAATATTAATATGCCAAAAACAAACAAAACACTTGAAGAACGAATGCTTGATAAGATGACAATCATTGACGATTGTTGGATATGGACCGGAGGAAGAAACAACATAGGCTACGGTATGGTCCGCGATGGTGACAAGATGCGAACAGTTCATAGAGTGGCAGCAGAAATGGCGGGTAAGATTCCAGCCGCGGGCCAAGTGGTCTGTCATACCTGCGATAACAAACTATGTTTTAATCCTGCGCATCTTTGGTTGGGCACTCATAAAGAAAACACACAGGATATGATGAACAAGGGTCGTCACATTACTCCAATGAAGGGCACTACTTATCCCAAGGTACTTTGCGAACATTGTAATGAGTTAGTTGGACACACTGTATACAAGCGCAGACACGGGGATAATTGCCCCCAGAAAATAAAAGAATAAATACATCTACAAGGAATATTAAATGAAGAACGCCGATCTATTAAAAAAGAATCACACTTATACATTGACATACGAAACAATGTTATCGTATCAATATGCGTACCTGGGAGGCTATGTATTCAAACATTACGTCAGACGTAAACGCCCTTCAGAAGACTCGTCAATGTATGTTGACTTAGTGGCCAATACAATCGCTCAACCAATTTGCCGTTATATCGTTGACACAATTAATGATGTGCTATTCGAGCCTGGAGTCAAGCGTGATGTAAGATTCTGTGATCCAAGCGGCAGACCAATTGACCCTGATAATGCTGAGTGGAGTGATTTGTTTATGTTAGATGCCGATCTTCAAAATCGCACATTAACAAGCTTCATGGAAAACATTGGCGATCTTACTTCAATCTTTGGTCACGCTTGGGTGTTTGTTGATATGCCCCAGATAGGTGAAGGTAATCTTGGTCGTCCTTATACTGTTGCCATATCACCATTAGATGTATGGGATTGGGAGTTTGACTTTCAAGGTGGAAAGCCAATGCTCAAGTATGTCAAGGTTAAAGAAGCTGAGAACGAAGAATGCTATTCTATCAAGTGCTATCATTTAGGTGATGCTACTCGTCCATCGTATTGGGCAAGCTATGAAGTACCCAAGCGAGTTGGCACCGGCAATACTGATACAATGTCCAATGAAGCTTATCCTATAGCCACTGGAGAATTTCCACTTGGCATGGCAATTCCAGGCTTTATCGCATATGGTCGTCGTGATCCTCGCTCAATTGAACTTGGTGTGTCTGACATTGATTCAGCCTGTGATGCTCAACGCGAACATTACAAATTAGAATGTGAGGCTTACTCTTCAATTCAGTTTGCCAAGACTATCATTCGTGCTGATAAAGGTATTTCTATTCCAGTTCACGCTGGTGCTATTGTGCGTGGGAATCAAGGTTCCGTTGAAGCCATATCAGTTGATACTAATGACGTTGAGAAAATCATCACTAAACAACGCGCCATCTTTGAAGACATTGAAGCATTAACCGGCATTGGTGGTTTGCGTAATTCCAAGAACCAAGTACAATCAGGTGTTTCCATCATTGAAGAACGCAAGACATTACACAGAGTATGTAAGTCCAAGGCTCGTTTGATGGAAGTTACTGAAGCGCAGATTATGACATTCGCAGCACGCTTTATGGATATGCGTTGGGCAGGTCAAGTTAACTATAACACTGACTATGAAGCACACGACACTAACTATCGTATTGCTTTAATGACCACAGCCAAGAATTTAGTGCCAGACAATGCTATCATTGAATCACTTATCACTAAAGAGATTATTAATATGTTGGCTCCATCTAATGAGCAGGCTGAATACGCTGATGCTTACATTAGTACTATCGTTGATCCAGTTGCTAAGCAGCTAATGGTCTCTGAATTAGAAGAAGCAACTACTAATGATATAGGTTCTATGATACCAGTTGACCCTGACGCTGAAGAAGAAGGTAAAGATGTTAATCCAGATGGAACAACAGCAGTACAATCAGCAGCAGTTGGTGGAGCAGGTACTCCTATACAGAATATGGGACAATCATATTACACTCAAGATGCTATCGCCGCTCAGTTGAATAATCTGAACGTAGGTAGATAACATTAAATAATATAGACGGTAGCAATATCGTCTTTTAACCACTTAACCAATGAACTACATACTACTTCAGGGCGATAACCGAGAAACCCTTAAAACTATTCCGGATAATTCAATTGACGCCATCATTACTGACCCACCATATGGCATATCATTTCTAGGCAAAGACTGGGACAGTTTTAGAAACAGCAAGGTCACTAAAAACAGCACAGTGAAAAACCTGGGTAGTGGTATGCGTATGACTACCAAAACAGAAAACACAAACTTTCAATTATGGTGTGAAGAATGGGCCAGAGAATGTCTCAGAGTGCTTAAGCCCGGTGGCTATATGCTGAGTTTCTGTGCTCCTAGGATGTATCATCGTATGACTGTAGGCTTAGAGGACGCAGGCTTTGAAATCCGCGATCAGATTATGTGGATTTATAGCAGTGGCTTTCCTAAATCACAAGACGTTGGTAAGAGTATTGAACGCAACGAGAAAAAGACAAAAGAAAAGTTTACGCAAACATTATCGAGCAATGATGCAATGACTGTCGAATTTCGTCCCAACAATGTGTGTATCAATTGCGGTAAAACAAATAATGGCAGCAATCATCTTAAATGCGAAGAACAAGTATGTGGAATGAAACAATTGATGGCACCTGCCGATAATGTGTGGGCAGGTTGGGGCACAGCATTAAAGCCGGCACACGAACCAATTGCCATGGCCCGTAAACCTGTTAGTAAAGGTAATACTATCGCCGCAAACTGTCAGCAATGGGGCACTGGAGCAATCAACATTGATGCTACGCGCATTGAATCAGAGACATTAGTATATCCCGCTAATGGTATGAATAGATTAGAATTCAATCAATCAGAACCTGATAAGTGGCAAGGAGAAAATACTATTAATGATAAGGGTCGTTTTCCATCTAATGTAATAGGTGATATCCCAGACTATCAAAAGTTCTTCTATTGCCCTAAAGTTAATCGTAAAGAACGACACATGGAAGGCAGTCTAGAAAACATTCATCCCACTGTTAAGCCCATTGAACTCATGAAGTATCTTATCAAGCTAGTGACGCCACGTGGTGGAACAGTATTAGATCCGTTCAATGGTTCAGGATCAACGGGATGCGCAGCAGTGGAATTAGGACACACTTATATAGGATGTGAATTAGATGCGGCATATATAGAAATATCAAAGAAAAGAATTGAAGCGTGGAACTCAAACCAAACATGACAATTATATACAATAAGTTTAAACAGCATAGGAATCGTAGCATGTTAGTACCAGGATTTGAACTATCATTTAAAGAATGGTGGGACATATGGGAGAAATCGGGCCACTGGGATGAACGCGGAAAATGTAAAGGCCAATATGTAATGAGTCGCGTAGACGATATGGGCCCATACAAAGTAGGTAATGTATTCATTCAAACTAATACTCAAAATATAAAAGACTCATGGGCCACAGCTCAGCGTGGTAATAGGAATAGTCCTGAGACTATTGCTAAAAGAGTAGCGACTTATAAAGCCACTATTCAAAAAAGATCATCTCCTTAGGGCCCGTTTAATTACGGTGATGTAGGTTGGTTACTACCTCAAGACGGCTAACTCGCTATTAGAATCTTGAAAGTGTAACACTAATCAGCAGGGCAAAAAGAAGAACATCAAAAGAAGTATTATAATACTCAAATCTTTTTGCCTAGCATAAATAACTTTACAAACTCGTTTATTACGTTACAATAAGAAAATACTTAATGGATCAATCAAATATCGGTGGCAACGTTGAAGCCCTTGACGCAGGACAAGAGAACGCAAGTTCTAATCAGGCAAATGAGCAATCAGTTAATCCTGGTGCTATTCGCAAATCGCAAACATCTGGAATCCTAAACGCACTTAGTGCGGCAAGTGGACAACAATTCGATAGCGTGGAAGCGGCAATAGCATATGTGGCTAGAACAAGTGCTCAACAATCCGGTGGCAACGCACAGCCAATGGCAGCTCCAACTCAAAAAGCAGGTAGACCAGCTAACGATCTTCAAGATCAATTTCAAGCATTGCAATCAAAACTCGCAAGGCAAGAAAAAGTTCTTCAAGAAAAAGAATTAGATGGTGATATCCGCTCAGTAATGGGTAGCAAGTTCGACACTGATCTTACTGATTACGCAATGAGTAAAGTAAAGTCTTCAATCCAATGGAATGATGATGGTACATACGCAATTGTAAACTCTAAAGGTCAAGAACGCTACTCCCAAGATGGTCAGCCATTAAGCCTTCAAGGTTTAGTTGATGAAGTGGCTCGTGGTAATCCCAAGCTATTGAAACAATCAAATCAAGGTGGCTCTGGACTTCGTCCAGGTCAAGGTGGAAACTTCGCAGGAGTGGAAAGCGATTCAATTCCGGATTACTCGCGTGATCCAGCAGCATTCAATGCGTGGGCAACTAAAAATGGCCTAGGTAAGAATATTGGATTGAAGGGTCTTACTGTCTCAGCAACGTCTTCAACTTCAACTAGAAAGTTATTGTAAGATAACATTATGACAGTAGGAATTGGTTCTGCTGTCATTCACGAAAATTAATATTAAGGAAAATATATTATGGCATACGTACTCGGTGGTAATAACAATGAAGGAGACGGTTTCACGACTGCTATCTCCAATTTCGCTTTGCGTGCAATGCACGAATCAATGGGTCTAGTTAATTTGACTAACGTGGTAACCCCAACTCAAGGTAACGAATTCTTAATTCCTAACTTTGCTCCTATCACATATCAGGATTACAATCCAGCTTTAACTGGTGGTTCTACTGGTTTCGGTAATGCTAATGAACAGAATCCAGCTCTTGCTCAAGGTTCTATCATCGCTACACCAGCAGTTGCTGCTACAGCGTTTGACGTGTTCTACGCATGGACCACATCGTTCCAATTGGCAGCTACTTTAGGTGCTGAGCTTGGCGAGTCGTTCGCTGAAAAAGTTGACCAGCGTGTTTGCGCAGGTTTCTTGAGCTTTAAAGCAACTCCTGGTAACACTAACTACGCTACTTCTGCTGACGGATTCGTTCGTCCTACACAGTTGGGCGCTATGGAATTGTTGGCTGCTGGACAAACCGGTGGAACTGCTACTGTTGGATTTACTTCTAACTCAGTTCTTGAAACAGTTCGTAATGTCAAGCAAGCGTTCAAAGTAGCTCGTATGCCTGGTAACCCAATGATCGTTCTTGACTCCAATGGTTATGTTGGTGAAGCAGTTGCTGGCGCAGCCGGTGGATCTGGTTCTTCATTGACTCGTTTATTGGCTGAATTGACCGGTGGTGCTGTTTCTCAATCAGGTGGTTCTAATCTTTCCGCTCTTGGTAATGAATTGCTATCAAGCGGTAAGATTGAAAACGTATACGGTTGTACTGTTATGTTCACTACCTTCTTGGCCGGTGCTACTCGTACAGTCGCTGCTGTTCCTTCAGTTGCTGTTATCGTTGGTGCTTACTTCGGTGACGCTGCGATCTTCACTGTTCTTAAAGAAGGTCTACAAATCAAAACTGGTGAGAAGCCAGGTGGTTTACAACAATGGTTAACTGGCTTGGCCTATATGGGTTCTGGCGTTGGTGACTTGCGTCGTGGTGGTGCTATCAATATTGTTCAAGACTAATATAGTAGCCCAGGAACACACTAATGTCCGATATGTTACAAAAATATCAAGTACATAAAGCAGGCGCCAAGCGCCGCAATGTACCATTTATATTGACTTTTGATCAATGGGTAACCATATGGTTAGAGTCAGGTAAATGGGATCAACGCGGTCATGGTGCTGACAAATATTGTATGAGTAGATTTGGTGATGTAGGTGGTTATGAAGTATCCAATGTATATATTCAAACAAACCGTTTAAACGGAATTGAAGCTAATACAGGAAGAAAGCACACTGATGAAATGAAATTCAAAAGTGGTACATCTTCTCGTGGTATGAAACAATCATTAGAACATATCGCAAAAAGATCCCAAACATTAATTGGTGTGAAACAATCACCTGAACGCATAGCAAAAAGAGTAGCCGGTAATGCCCTGGCAGTTGCTAAGCGAAAACTACTTCAAGGAGTTTAAGGTGAGTGTACCATATCAAAGAATCTCAAACGCAACCGTGGATGATATCATCTTCTACGATCCTGCGGCAGAGCGCAGAGCTTCGGCTCTCAATGTTAATTGGGATACATACTTTCATGTTTCAAGTCAAGAATGGTTATACAAACTTGAATTTGGATGGTGGAGAATGTATTGCGACACGGTGTTCGGAGCGACATATTATAAAAACAATCCGCAAGGACAATTGATAAGCGCATTCAATCCTTCGCAGCTAATGAAGAATGACCAGACATTAAAAAGATTAGATGTATTCGGCGCAGTGATGGTTCTATACCAATCACTTGTTACCGATGTATCTAACTTGAACGATGTTGATATGGCGAACTATAAGTTTGCTCAAGAACGATGTGAAACCGAGTGGGCAAAGGCTAGAGAACTCTCTAACTTTTATGACTTGGCTAACAATGCTCCTAATGGTCCAGCTACTAAGCTAGAAGAAAATTGGTTAGCAGACGTTGATTACTTTAACGGTGATCGGAGATTCTTCTAATGTCAGCACCTACAATTACACAAGATCAAATCATACAGGCTTTGAAAGTATCATTGCCCAATGCGTATAACATACCTTTGTATGGTGAGTTCCCAAGTGATTCGGATATAGTTAGATTTGGTATATACACTAGTGAAGTCTTCACTGTGAATCGTATACCCAATCAACTTGGTGTTACTTTAGGAGCAAGCGTCTACAATGCGATAGATCAGTTCCAAATTGTTTATATAAGCTTTCAAGACGATAATAACATTCAATCAGTCAATGGTATCATTAGTAACTTGGTAACCCACGTGGTTCCTGGCACTTCAATTCCATTGTTTGACGGGTATTTCGAAAGAGACCACTCAACAGTAATGTACTATGGTGTGAATAGCGAGAAGTTTACCTGGACATTCAATTTAACAAGATTAGAATTTCAATAAGCCACTACAAAGGAGAATATAATGGCAAGAATTACAACAAATACAACTGGTACACAACCAGTCATCGTTATCGGACTAGTTGGTTCGAACTTAGCGAATGCTACAACTTCAATCACAATCCCGTTCATTCAGGATTTGACGATCACTAACTCTACTGGTGTGTATTCGTACACAACTTTCAGTGATGTTGATCAACGTAAATTGAGCACACCTGCTAACAACGAATTAAGCACTAACATCGTTATTGATGATACTACTTTCTTCGGTTCAAACGCAATTGGTACCACAGCAGCAGAATTAGGCTTGATGAGTCTTAGTTCAAACAAAAACCCATTAGACTTCCAAGTCTTTTGGGCTGGTAAAACTACTGGTACTACTGATCGTGTTACTACTGGAACTGGTTTCATTACTAATATTGCCAGCAAGACAAGCCCAACGGCTCCTGTCTGGGTTACTCCACTCAACATCGCTGTTGATGGTGGAATGGTAACTGCTACAAACGGTTAATCACTAGCTGATATAAGAATGGGGCACTCACAAGGTGCCCTGTCCTTTAACAAATTATGAAAGAAAAACAAATGAACAATGTATGGTTAAAGACCGACGAAGAAAAACTCCGCTCACTAATCAGTGACGAGGCACGCAACAAGCCTATCCTTGAAGATATGCTCAACTCAACTAGGCAACTACTTGCCAAACAAACATTTAGATTAGCATTACTCAATCAATTACTTGATGAGCTTATTGCCAGCGAATCTAAAAAGACTAAATAGTATACAATCATTTAACAAAAGGAATTAACATGCGTCTCAATCAATTATCAGCAAAGCCCGTTCTAGTACTTGTCACTCTTGACGATGAAGCCACGATCACAGAATTCAGTGAAGCACTTGAATTCCACACTTGGGATCGTCAGCCAATGGATGTGTTTATGAAGCTTGCTAACATGGACCAGAGTAATCCAGGCGCCATTATTGATATCGTCAGGACATTGATTCTTGATGAAGCTGGTAAGCCAATTCTCTCTGATGACAATATGTTGCCAACTAAAGTTTTGATGCGAGCAATTGCCAAGGTATCAGAGCAGTTGGGAAAGTAACAGGCGGCTCCATTGGTGAACATTCAAAGGAAATGTATACGATTCTAACAATTGAAACCATGGCAAAGCGTTATAAGATGCTGCCAAGTGAAGTGTTAGAACGTGGCAACACCTATGATTTGTATATAATGGACGCTGCCATAGCATATCATAACTATCAAACTAATAAGGCATCAGGCAACCAAGAAGCGCCACCTGAACTTACTGACGATGAAATGATAGCAATGATGGCTGATATCAGACAGGGACAAGTATGAAGATAGCGCAAGCAATTGTACAGCGTGAATTGATAAAACTCACGATTGATGATGAGGGCATAGTAATGCAATGGGGTGAGCCTCTTGATTTCTACACTTGGAATAAACAGCCAATTGAAATTATGCTTGCTTTTGCTGCTTCTCATACTGATAATTACATTAATATAGAAAACATTCTTGCTAAGCTTATTCTTAATAAAGATGGTGAGCAAGTATTGACAGCAGGTTATAAGATGCCAAACGATGTTCTATTAGCGGCATATCTTAAATTAGTAGAAGCATTATCCTAGGAATATATGGCAGCAATTTCATTACAGTTTGATACAAAAGCATTACAAGCAAAAATAAAAGCAATCGCTCAAGTTAAAGCGGCTGTAATGCCAGTTGCCTATAAATTCTTCGTTGCTCACACTCCAATTCGCAGTGGAAACGCTCGTTCTAAGACGGCATTAAATAATAATGTAATCAATGCGAACTATCCTTACGCAAGCAACTTAGATGCAGGTAGATCAAAACAAGCGCCACAAGGTATGACTAAACCCACAGAGGATGAAATCAAACGCCTTGCTGCTGCTTATATTAAACAAAATGGAATAAAATAATGGCTGATATTAATGTAACAATGGCACTGGATGATACCCAGTTAACATCAAAACTTGCCGCTGCCACAAAGAATGCTGAATCGTTTGGTACTAAAGCCAAAGCGGCAATGAATAGCGCGTCAGATGGCACTGATAAATTGACTCACGGAGTAGAAAGTCTTAATCATAAATTAGAAGGACTTGCTGGATTAATGGTTGGGGTTGGGCTTACTGAATTTATTAAAAGTTCATTAGAAGCTGCTTCTGCCACTGCTGAAATGGCTCACGCACTTGGTGTATCAACTGCCTCAATGATTGAAATGCAATTAGCAGCATCAGTCTCAGGTAAGAATGCCGATGATCTTGGCAAAATGATGAACAAGATGGAAATTGCTGCGCAGGGAGCAGTAGATGGAAACGGTAATTTAAAACAATCATTCTTAACATTAGGTGTAACAACCAATGACTTTCGTTCAAAGAGTCCGGATGAAATATTTAGACAAATAGGTAAAGCATTACAAGCTATTGAAGATCCTGCTAAGCGTGCTTCATTATCAATGGACATTTTCAGCAAAGCCGGGCGTGGTATGGACTGGAAAGATTATAATGATAAGCTTGACCAAGTAGCGGGTACACAGGATAAAGCAGCAGTGGCAGCAGAAGCAGCCAAGAAAATGATGGACGAGATGGCCATCAAAGCACAAGCGGTGCGTTTTGAATTCCTTCAATTAATTCAGCCCATGTTAGATTTCATTGGCGATAATTCAAATGGATTGAATGGTGCTAAGTATGCTGCTCAAGGTTTATTAGTAGTAATGGCTGGCTTTACTGCCGGAGCAATCGTAACTGGTTTGCGTTCATTGATAGGTGTAGTAAGTGGAGTAGCGGCCGCATTTGCAGGGCAAGCAGTAGCAGTTGGTGTAGCAGCAGCAGCCACAGTAGGATTGACAGCGGCTGATATGGCATTACTCAGAGTAGAAGCAGCAGCAGCCACAGCAAGAGCCGCGGCATTAACTGTAATTGTTGCTGAAAATACAGCTAAAATTGCGTCATTAGCCACTACAGAGCTTGATATTGTCGCCACTGCTACTTTAACAGCGGCAAAACGAGCATTATGGTTGGCAACGGGTCAATTAGCATTAGCAAATGGTACAGCAGCCGGCGCAACGGCAGCATTAGCCGCGGCAGAAGGTGTCGCAGCAGTGGGCGCAGTAGGTGCAACTGCGGCAGTGGGTGGATTAGCAGTGGCCGAGGGCGTTGCTACAGTGGCAACAGGTGGATTGCTAGCCGGTGTAATATCTTTATCAGTAGCTTTGGCTCCATATGTGCTGGGAGTATTAGCATTAGCAGCCGC